GCTGGTCAAATCCTCGACCTATTACGAGTGCGAGGAGTGCAAGGGAAAGATTACAGACGGACAGAAAACCAAGATGCTTCGAGAGGGCGAGTGGAGGGCAACTAACCTAAAGGGCGAACCAGCCAGACGCTCCTATCATTTGAACGGCCTATATGCCCCTTGGGTATCCTTCGGAAGTTTGGCGGTAAAGTTTCTGCAAGATAAGCACAATGGAATCATCGGCCTACAAGACTTCGTGAACCGAGTTCTAGCCGAGCCTTGGATGGAACACGAATCAGAGAAGATGGAAATTGTGGCTGGCGACTACAAGATGGGTGAGGTCAGAGTGAATGAGAAATTGATTATGGCTTGCGACATCCAAGAGGCAGGGGGCTTTCACGCTTGGTGCGTTGTTAGGGCTTGGGACATTGAGGGCAGATCACGGCTTGTGTGGGCGGGGAGGCTAGAAACTTGGGGAGACATTCAAGCCAAGGCAGAAGAGTTTGGAGTTGAGAGCAAGTGCGTATTCTGCGATTCGGGCGATCAAACCAGAGATGTTTATTTGAATTGTTGTAAGAATGGCTGGATAGCGTTGGTAGGTTCAGACCGCACTAGCTTCTCTGAAATAGTCGGAGATCATAAATTACAACGCCCATATTCACGAATTGCAAATGGTGACCCATTCAGCGGTAGGTCGGTTCAATCAAAAACTGGATGGAAATGGAAATTCTGTCCAGTTTGGCGTTGGTCGAACCCATCCATCAAAGACATTCTAGCGAATCTATTGAAAGAACCCGGATATATCGCTCTCGACACTCCCGATGTTTGGAGAGTTCATATTGAAGCAGAAGCAAAGGTAAGAGTAAAAAATCCTATGACTGGCAGGGAAAGACTTGTATGGAAGCAAGTGGGTAAGCATAATCACTTAATGGATTGCGAGTGTATGAACATTGTTGGTGCGTCACTTTATGGACGATTGAAAGTAGCTCCCGCAAGTTTGACAGAGGAGGTTGAGAATGGCGAAGGGTGATTTTATTGGACTACCCCTAACCACCCTAACTTCTCTGCGTGATAAATATATCACTTGTCTTGAAGCGATAGCGGTGGCGGGTTCAAGTTATTCAATAGCTGGACGCTCTTTCTCAAGAGCGAATCTCGGTGAGGTGAGAGATACGATTGCAGAATTGACCCTAGCTATTCAGCAAGCAACTGGTGGAAGGATTCGCACCACCTACGCAAAGTTCGGCCCTGCTCGTTCGATTGGGATGGCGTAAGTGAAGAAGGTTGAGTTAAACCTAATTGATAAGGCGATTGCCTTTGTTAATCCGCAAGCCGCCGTTGAGCGTTTGGCTTCAAGGGCAAAACTCACAGCGTTTGAATATGACGCAACTCAATACAACCGACAACGCCGAGGGCCGTCCTCTTTGTCTGGTGCAGAGGGTTTTCGTTCTAATTATGACCGAGTAGAATTGCTAAAGCGTTCTAGGGACTTGGCAGAGAATGTTGGATTGGTGCGTGGTCTATTGATGAAGTTTGCCAGCCATTGTGCGGGTAACATTTCTTATCAAGCAAGAACAGAAAGCCCCAAGGTCAATAGCGATGTAGAGGCTTATTGGAATGAATGGTGGGACAAGTGCGATCTATCTGGAAGGAATACTGGCTCGTTCCTAATGCAAATCGCTATGATGTCGATGCTCCGTGATGGTGATTTTCTTTTTGTTTTAGTCCGTGACCAGCAAGGCAATTTAAGATTACAAGGCATTGAGGCAGACAGACTTGGAGACCCAAACAGAACCTATACAAGCCTTAATCTTATTAGCGGAATCCACGTTGATCAAGAAACTGGTGCACCAACTGGGTACGACATTTACCTTCGTACTTATGGCAACGCCTACATTTTCCAAACAACCGTACCCGCAAGCCAAGCGTTCCACTTGTATGACCCGCTTCGCATTGACCAGTATCGGGGAATCTCTGCTTTCCACACGGCAATCAATGATTGCGTGGATATTTATGAGATAATTGCGTCAGAGAAGATGGCCGCTAAATACGCCAGTTCACAAGCTGGAATCGTAAAGCGGAATAATAATAACGCCTCTGATCTTTCTGCATTGACCAACGACCTAAACGCAGACAACCAAGGAATCAAATTAGAAACCATTGAGCCGGGTAAAGTCAGCTATCTCGAAGTCAATGAAGATATTATTTTCCCAGATGGGCCGAGCCGACCAAGCGGAGCATTTGCGGAGTTCCACAAGATTCTTTTGCGAAACATTTGTATGGGTGTTGGTATTCCTTATAGCTTCGCAGTAGACCCATCCTCGATGTCTGGCCCGACAGCAAGACTTGAAATGCAACAAGCTGGACGCACTTTCCGCAGATACCAGAAGCTCCTAGAAGATCGTGTTTTGCGACCACTCAAGAACATTGTAATTGCAGACGGAGTTGCTAGGGGATTGATTGCAAATAACCTTGGAGGGAAAAGTGCCAAGGGCATTTTCAATTTTGGTGCAAATGTTTCTATCGACCTTGGCCGTGAATCAGTAGCCAATATCGCAGAGTTCAAGGCTGGCCTAACTACGGCAAGTTCAATTTACGCAGAGAAGGGATTGGATTTTGAAAGTTCGATGAGGCAGAGGGCATTGGAAGCAAAGCTAGTTAAAGACCTAGCAGAACAATATGGCGTAAGCCCAGACACAATCTCTGATATTAACAAGCCAGTTCAAGCTCCTGCATTTGGCTCGCCAGCACCAGCACCAGAGCAAATGCAAGATGAGCCACAAGACGAAAACGCAGTTGTTGTTGTTCCTCCAATTAAAGAACAAGACACGGCAAGCCGAACAACTGGTGGGGATGGAGATATTGATGTGGGAGAGGAGCGTGAACCAACCGAAAAAGGAGCAACCGAGGACACAGAGAAGGTTGGTGGTAAGCAGATTGATAATAACCTAGAGGAACTTTCCAAGCTAGACAACAAAAGCGTTAAGATGCTTATTAATGGAATACTTAATGCTTGCGAGTTGGGTAAGTATTCGGACATTGATTTTACCCCTCCACAAGGAGCTAGGGAAGCGGCCAAACGAGCCTTGGAAGTTCGAAGCGAGAAACCAGCAAGCCAGAGAGGAATGACCTCTGTGGGCATCGCTAGGGCTAGGGATTTGATTGCTGGGAAGTCTTTATCGCCAGACACAATCCGAAGGATGCACTCTTTCTTTAGCCGTCACGAAGTCGATAAGAAAGGCGAAGGCTGGGACGATAAGGGTAAGGGATGGCAAGCGTGGAATGGATGGGGTGGGGATGCAGGATTTTCTTGGGTAAAAAAACTCATTAAGCAAATGGACAGTCGAGATGAAAAACTAGAAGAACCAGCCTCTTGCCCAATCGCAACGCAAGACATCAAAACCAATTTAGCCAATAGACAGAACGCCGTGGATGATGCGAACTACGGCCCTGCAAATCCAAACGAGTCGAACGATTCTTATTGGAAGGCCAAGGCAGACGAGTTTCAAGGCGATGTAGCCACGGCGAAGAAAATGCGTTGTGGTAATTGTGCGGCCTTTAATCAAACAAACAAGCTCCTTGGTTGCATTAAGAAGGGTATTGGCGAAGATGCAAACGAAGTAGCAGTTGGTGGCGATCTTGGTTACTGCGAGATTTTTGATTTCAAATGTGCGGCCAAACGAACTTGCGATGCTTGGATTGTCGGTGGCCCGATTAAAGACAAGACCAAGTAATTGACAAACTAGGAAGGTGATTATGGAAAACGCCAACGGCGAGACAATTCTCACAACTTTGCTGACCTATCAGAATCAGTATAAGATATTTCATTGGCAGACAAGGAGTTATAGCCAACACAAGAGCTTTGGGGAAATCTATGGCTCACTTACGGAGAACATTGATGAATTTGTGGAAACCTTTATGGGCAAGTATGGCAGAATTATCTCTGCCTCTACCTTTGACTTTAGCCTAGATAACTACTCCGAAGGCTTTGCGGAATACAACGATGAGTTTATTTCTTTCCTTTCTGATGAACTACCGGGTTATCTGAACGAAGGTGACACGGACTTGTTGAATATCCGAGACGAGATTCTTGGAAGCGTGAACCAACTCAAATACCTCTTAACCCTAGTTTAATTATATGCCATTACTCACACCCAAAAAAGGCGAGAAAAGCAAAGATTTCGTTGGTCGTTTTATGGGACACGAGACAGCCGTGAAGGATTTTCCAGACCAGAAGCAAAGGGCGGCAGTTGCCTACCAGACCTATCGTGATTCCAAGAAGAAGCAACGAAAAGAGGCTAGGCTAGAAGAAGATTCTACGGTTATCCCTAATGTGTATATCTTGAGCCAAGGCGAAGCACGAGGTCACGACTTGTTCATTGATAAGACCTCGATTGAGAAAGCCTATGAGCTAATGTCTCAAGCACCCAATGGCGTGAAGGTTAAGATGAATCACGGCTCTGGATTAGAGGCAGTTTTAGGATTTGCTCGCAACCCTCGCATTGAAGGCGACAAGCTATTAGCCGACCTTCACTTGCTAAAAAGCTCCCCTCACTATGGCCTAGTTAAAGAGATGGCAAATGAAGCCCCAGACCAGTTTGGCGTGAGCCTTGCCTTCTTGAATGAATCTGAAACTATCGGAGGCAAGGACTACATTCGCCCCCAGAGGATTGAATCTGCCGACCTAGTTTCTAGCCCTGCCTCAAACGAGAAATTTAGAGATTTTCAAAATAAAGATGTTGAGATGCTTGTTTTCGCAGTTGGAAGCAAGCTGGGTTATATGGCTGGGGGTGCAACCATTCCCGCCGATACACAAGCAGTTGTGGAACACGAACCACTTGACAATAAGGAGAATAAAAATATGGATAAGAAATATATGGACGAATTGAGCGAGCTAAAAGCCCGCCTAGAGGCTCTCGAAGCCGCTATGAAACCCGCAGACGAAGCCAAAGACCAAGCAGAGGATAAATCCGAAGCACCAGTCGTTCCTTCAACCGAAGTTCCTTCCGTTGATGAAAAGGCCAAGAAGGACGAAAGCCAGATGGCCGAGAAGCTCAAGGCAGTTCTAACAGAGTTTGGCATTAAGCCCATCTCTGCTTCACCAGTTGTTGAAGCCCCTGCGAAGGTTGAACCCAAAACTTTTGAAGAACTCGTAGCCGCCCATAGCGACTATTCCACTTCAAAGCTCAAGGCTATGCAAGCCGTGATGCTATCAAACCCCACAGAATATGCCGAGGCCAAAAGCCGTGGCATCGTCAAAATCTAACAAAAGGATAAAAGAAAATGTCTACTCAAGTTGATGGTAATTTTCGCACATTCGGCTCGGCTTCTGCCATCTCGGCGTTCCGATTCGTTCAGCCCGACACCACCACGGCTGGCTTCG